CTTGACAAATCCCTTGGAGTGTTCTATTATAGAGGCTCTAAGGGATTATTTTATTAAGGAGAGACGAATGTACACAGTCAAACAAATTAGGGGTTTCAGTCAAAAGTCTTTGACACAAATTGTAAAAGAACATCATTGTGGATACAACCCTGTTGCAGATTATAAAACCATTGTTAACAATCGAAAACTTACAAACAAGGATATTGCGTACATTAAGTCTGTACTAGAAAACAGTAATTCTCAATACGGATACGATACATTCCCTGATAGAGGAGGTATTGATATTTGTATGTATTTGTTGGAAGAAGTTATTAAATTACGAGGAGAATAACATGTGTGCAGAGGGACTTAGCAATGGAAAACCTGTAGGAGAATGTCCTGATTGTGGTGCTCCTGTAGACTCGTATGGTATTAATTTTATTAAGGTGCGTGGGGTAAGTAGTTCAGGAGATGTGTCTGAAGACATGTTATTCAGTGATTAGCATATACTTAATAACGTTTGTATTGGATATTGGTACTTATGTTAGGAGAATAAATGAGTGGATATTGGAAACAAGATAAAGGAGAGATTGTGAGTAATTCGGAGAAATTTGTACCAAAAGAAACTGTCAGTGACATTGAGCAATATGGCACTACAGATTTGCCAGATCGAAAACTGAGAAAGGAAACTTTAGAGCATTTTGGTGTAAAAGTTGCAGTATCGGAGCAAGATGGTAAGACACCAATTGCTGTTTATTTCCCTTCCTATGACCAGAAAAACAAAATTGTTGGCTACAAGAAACAAGACTTAACAAAAGAAAAGTCTGAAAAAGGTCACTGGACAACCATTGGTACTGTCAAGATTCATAACAAACTATTTGGTCAAAAAGTTAATGAAGACAATCCTCGCAAACACAACAATTTAGTTATTACAGAAGGGGAACATGACTGCCTGTCCACTTGGCAAGCTCTAGTTGATAATGTTAAAGGAACAAAGTTTGAAGGGTTAGAACCATTTGTAGCATCTATTCCAATGGGGACGGCTAATGCCGTTGAAAGCATTGTCCACAATAAAGACTTTATTAACACATTTGAAAATATTACAATTTTCTTTGACAATGATGAAGCCACTCCTGCAGAGCGTGAGAAAGGCATCATGAAAGGCATTGAAGCACGACATGCTGTAGCTGGTGCAATGACGGGGAATAAACAAACTCTATTCACTGTAACAGCACCATACACACATAAAGATGCTTCGGATATGTTACAGGATGATAAGAGTGATGAATTGGCAAAGCTCGTACAGTTTGAAAAACGTCCGTATTCTCCTGAGAAAGTTGTAAGTGCAGGTAGTGTGTCATTTGAGTCTGTTATTTCTCCACCAGAGGCAGGTGTATATGTCAATTGCTTTCCTAAGCTCATGGAAAAGCTGAATGGTTTCAGGCTTAAAGAATTGACAATGTTGTTAGCACCTTCTAACGTTGGTAAGTCAACAGTGTGTAGTATTTTGGCTGATGAATTCATGGCAGCAGGATTCAAGATTGGGATGATTTTCCTAGAAGAAGATAACAAACAAACTTTACAACGAATCATTGCTGCAGAGCTGAAAGTGAACTATTTGAAGTTTATGCGTGATCCTCTCAATGTTGCTACTAAAGAAGAAATCAAACGTGTATATGACGATATTACATCACCAAACAATGAGAAATTGTTCATGCTGAATCACTTTGGTAGTATTCCTGTGACAGACTTGCTTAGTAAGATCAAACACATGGTGTTGGGAGAAGGTTGTAAATACATTCTCTTAGACCACATTTCAGCCGTTATTTCAGGACTTGAGAGTGATAATGAACGTAAAGATTTGGACGTAGCTATGACGCATTTAGCGGCTTTCTGTGCTGCACATCATGTGCATTTAATTGTTGTATCACATATCAATCGTACAGATAGTGGTCAATTCTTAGCACCAAAGGGAGAGGAAGGGAAGCCATTCTGGGTGAATGTTCGTAAAGAGTCAGCTCGTGGTAGTGCAGCATTGGAACAATTCAGTTGGAACATTATTGCCTTAGAACCTGAAATCAACCCTGATTTTACACGAGGCAGAGTACGACTGAAAGTACTGAAGACACGATTTGGTGATAGTATTGGTATTGCTGATGTATTCACGTTAGATAGTGAAACATGGGAAGTTATTTTGGACAATTCAAATTCTTTTTAAAAATGTGTTGACAACAGCCTTTATATTTGTTAGTATAGAGGCTGTTAAATACTCAGGAGAACGAAATGGATCAACCAACACTTGAAAGCTGCCCATTCTGCGGCGGGGTTTCGGCTTTGCAGCGCCGCGCGCCCGGAGGAACCATGTCATCCGGGATGGAGCCTTACATGCAGCGGATTGGGTGCGCGAAATGCCGCATTTGGTCTGAGTGGCAGCACCCCGAAAGCGAGTGGGGAAAGCAAGAAAAGCACGACCGAGAGCTGTCCGTAAAGCTGGCGAGCCGATGGAACGCAAGAGCCAGCTAACAACTGTTTATGGTTAACAAACCTTGACACCTTTAAAAGACATGAAGATATTCTTCTTACAAAGAAATATTTTGGGAACGAGCATGAGTATCCGAAATATGATAATTACGATGGAATCAATGTAAATAAAACTGAAGATATACCGCTAGACTATGATGGTATCATGGGTGTGCCCATAACATTTCTGCACAAATTTAACCCAGATCAGTTCGAGCTAATTAAATTCAGAAAAGGAAATATAATGTACATAGCAATTAAAGCAGGTCATTACCTGCATGAAAACATTGGTATTTATGACAGAAGTGATGTAGCTATTGCATTTGCTGCAGAGGAACTTAAAAAAGAACGTGACAACTATCATCAATACAAAATCTATTATCGCGCTCCTGAAGCACCTATGACGTTTAGCTATCCAATCTATATTCTATCCAATGTGGATGACAAGATTTATGTAGATCATTATGATATGGATGGAAATCTTAATAAAGCTTATTTATACGAGGAGAAAAGTTTATGAAATTATTTTGGTTAGTATGTATGATTCTGTGTCTAATTGCTGGTTTGGCAGGAATTATGACAGGTGATTTTACAAAAGCAACATTCTTTTACATGGGTGCTTTCTATTCGGAATGGAAGCTTGAAAAGGAATTTGACGATGAAACTTGAATTAATTCAAAAACAACTTAAATTCAACAGTTACCGTATTTGGCAATATGAATGGTTGATGTACTCTTTTCAAGAACATAACAAAACTATAAAGCAATATCCAGAGCGATTTGGAATGGCTGATGTAATCACTGATGATAATAAACGTGTGACTGCTTCATTCAAAAAGAGTATTAAAAGTCTAGCAGAGCTACAGAAGTCTTTGAAGAAGCAAGCTAAGAGGATTGTCAAATTGCGTCGAAGATTAAAAATTGCTGAACAAAATCTTTATCAAAAAGGTATTTTTGAAGAATTTAGGCAAAAGCAATATGACAATATTTACCTTGAATTGTTGTATTCAGAACGAGATTGAGGTATAATAAAAGTTTTACATTGGAGAGTTTAATGACAAAAGATTTTAAGTGGATATATGATATTGAAACCTATCCCAACTGTTTCACCTTCAGCATTGTGCGCGAAGATGGTAAACACAAGAAAACATTTGAAATTAGCTTTCGTAAAAACCAAATCAATGAACTTTTTAAATGCTTGAATTACCTGCGCGATAATGAGCTGTACGCAGCAGGGTTTAACAATTTAGGTTTCGATTATCCTGTATTACATAAGCTAATTGCTTTGTTATTATCTGATAAAGTACCTGTCAACGGTGTTACTATTGCCAAACGTATTTATAAGTTTGCACAAGAGCAGATTGATAGTTTTAAGGGTAATGGTTTTGGTAATGTCATCTACACTGATGAGCAATATTTTAAACAGCTTGATCTTTATAAAATTCATCACTTTGATAACAAAGCAAAATCAACAAGTTTGAAAATGCTTGAATTTAACATGCGTGAAGAGAACATTGAAGACCTACCATTCCCTGTTGGAAAAGAGCTTACTTCAGAGGAAATCGATGAATTAATTACATACAATGAACATGACGTTGAAATGACTCGCGTGTTCTTTGTAGAAAGCATTCCTTTGATTCAATTGCGCGAAGATTTATCAAAGAAGTATGGTCGTGATTTCATGAATCACAATGATACTAAAATTGGTAAAGACTACTTTATCATGCGTCTTGAAGAAGCAGGTGTACCAGTTTACACTACAGATGCAGAAGGTAAACGAAAGATGAATCAAACAAAACGAGATATCATCCATCTCAAAGATTGTTTGTTTGATTATTACGACTTCGAGCGTCCAGAATTCATTGCTATCAAGGATTGGTTTTCAAAACAAAAGATTACAGAAACAAAAGGTGTATTTAGTGATATTGAAGAACATTTGTTAGGTGATGTTGCTAAATATGCTAATATGGTTGTAAAACAGGAAAAATTCAAATCACAACCAACAAAACTAGAGTATGATGCTTTCATTAGAAAACATCCGAAAGGTTGGGTAGAACAAGTTGAATTGGCTGCTACAGAGTGGTTGATTGATGAAGATGGTAATCACGTTACAGAAGAATATGTTGATGCTAAAGGTCGAACAAAACAACGCAAGGTGAGAGTTCATAAGAAGTCTTATTATGGTCGTTGGAGAGTTGCTGAAACACTGAATGTGGTAGTTGATGGGTTTCAATTTGACTTCGGTGTTGGTGGAATTCACGGTAGTCTATCTTCAAAAGCTATCAAGGAAAATAAAACATATATGTTACGAGACGCAGACGTATCTAGTATGTATCCGAATATTGCTATTTCAAATAAAGTGTATCCATTACACCTTACTGAAAAGTTTTGTGAAATCTATAGCGATGTGTACGAACAGCGTAAAAGTTTTCCAAAGGGTAGTTCTGAGAATGGTGTAATGAAGCTTGCATTGGTTGGTGTGTATGGTGACAGTAACAACCAATACAGTCCTTTCTATGATCCTGCATATACTATGAAGATTACCATTAATGGTCAGTTGTCGTTGTGCTTGTTAGCAGAAAAATTATTGAAGATCAATGGTTTGAAAATTGCTCAAGTAAATACAGACGGTATTACAGTTGCTCTTCGTAGAGACACAGAAGAACAATACAATGCTGTGTGTAAAGCTTGGGAACAACAAGTAAAACTGACATTGGAGTTTGCTGATTATTCAGCCATGTGGATTCGAGATGTTAATAACTATATTGCTCAATACACAAATGGAAAACTTAAAAACAAAGGTGCTTACGAATACAAAGATTTAGCTTGGCATAAAAATGCATCATGTTTAATTGTACCAATGACTGCAGAAGCTCACATGGTGCGGGGTGTTGATGTTAGAGAGTTTATTACAAACCACACTGACAGATTTGATTTTATGTTACGAACAAAAGTACCTCGTTCTAGTAGGCTAGTTGTTGTAAATGATGATGGTAGTGAAATACAACAACAAAACATTTGTCGTTATTATCCCAGTAAGAACGGTGGTAAGCTTGTTAAAATCATGCCTCCATTGGAAGAAGGTGGAGAAGAACGACGATTGGGTATTGATACAGATTGGAAAGTAAAAACATGTAATAATATGCTTGACTTTGATAACGACATCGACTACAATTATTACATCGCTGAAGTAGAGAAACTGATTATTAAATAAGGAGAATTGAAATGACAGACAAAATTGCTATTCATGTTCCAACGTGGGGCGAGTATTTGCGATTGGGGATTACACAGGGCAATATCGCTAAAGAAATGTGGGACGTGTACAAAGGGGATACATGTGTGCGAAAAAATGATAATGATGACTGGAGCTATTGTAGTTCAGATTATTATTGGGAAAATGGATATATAGTCTACACAGTAGACCAATATCTGCAGATGAAGAATGGTTTAAAAGAGTCTCTGTCTAAAAGTATTGACGCTGCTAAAAACTTACAAGATGCTGTAGATCGTGGTTTGGAGGCTGCGAAGGAGAATGTTGACATAACAAATCCTAAGCAAGCTTTAGGCTTAAGTAATGTACCTATGAACATGCTCTCACCTATTGCTTGTGCATACGGTAGTGTAGCAAAATTAAACGGGAGCTTGAGCTATGGACTTTCAAACTTCGTCGGCACTGAAGTCATTTTAAGTATTTATTTGGATGCTCTCCGCAGACATTTGGATGCATTTATTTGTGGTGAAGAAGTTGACGAGAAGGATAAAGTTCCGCATCTAGGAGCTATCTTAGCAAACGTTGATATTATTCTTTGTGCAAGAGCCGCTGGAACATTAATTGATGATCGCGCTTTAATAAAAGGGTATAGAGATGAAATGAATAAATTGAAACCTTTAGTTAATAGTTTAAAAGAATTTCATGAAGGGAAAAATCCTAAGCACTATTACTTGAGAGGTTTGGATGAATACAAGAACTAAAAATTTCGAGCTTGGTGGTATTTACTGGACTAAATCTAAGACACCTGAGCAATTTAAAATTGTTGAAATAAAATCGGCTAGATTGGAAAATGGAGGAATCCTTATAGAATTTCTCGACGGAGGTTATAGAGGGTGGTACGATGCCCGTACACTGTCTAGAGGTAATTTGGTTTCTCCATACTCTAAGACTGTTTTCGGTATTGGATATGTTGGAGAAGGGGATTTTAAACCAACCAGTTTTGACAATTCTCCGACAAGAGTTTATAATAGATGGAAGGCAATGCTCCAAAGGTGTTACGACAGTAAAAACTCAAACAATAGTAGTTATGAATTTTGTGAGGTATCTGAAGAGTGGAAGAATTTCCAAACATTTGCAAAATGGATTGTACAACAAGCAGGGTGGGATGAGGACTGGCATCTAGATAAAGATTTGATTAAGGCTCATAACGGCTTGTACTCTGAAGACACTTGCTGTTTGATACCTGTAGAAATTAACTCAGCATTAGCCGCTAAATCTAAGCATACTACAAACGGACTTCCTTGTGGGGTGTTTTATCATAAAAAGAATGATTGTTATGTTGTGAGAATAGGAAAACAGTATTATGGAAGTTTCAGTACAGTAGATGCTGCGAAAGAAGTTGCAAAAGTAAGTAAAGAAGATATGATTAAGAGATTAGCTGAAAAATATAAGGATAAACTTCCAATCCGTACTTATGTAGCACTTATGAACTATAAGTATTCCCCTGTTTTTGTTGAAAAGAAAACTTATTAGGAGGACTAAATGAAGATTACACAAGAAACACTTGACACACTAAACGAATACGGATATAATAATTTAGATGAATATCTTCAAGATTTAGCTGATGATTATGGATTAAGAGTAGAAAACGTAGAGGCTATGGCATTAATACTTGGCGAAAGTGAATTATTTGATGGGCTTGTAACAGCTTGTGAAGATTTTGATATTTATGATGGTTGGAATCCAAATGATTATGAGGATGACTAAATGGAAAATTTACATAATCCACCACTAATGTATCTTTTAGCATTTCTGTCAAGCTTTGGATTCGTATTCTTGAAGTCATTCCAACAACTTAACGTTGTAAAGAAAACTTATTCTCTAATTGTACCAACAAGTATGCTTATGGCAGGAATGGAAGTATATGTGGTTGCTACAACAAGTCGAAACGGTTGGCAATGGTTATTGGTGTTTTTGATTGGTTTAGGAAGTGGACTAGGTTCACTGTCAGCAGTGTGGTTACATAGTAAACGTTTTTGAGGAGAACAAGATGGGAGATTGGGTTAGCAGAGTAGCTTTTTTTGTTTATGTATTCAATATTTATGCTTATATGTGAAAATAATGCTTGACAGGGATGGACAGATAGAGTATTCTCCTGTCATCAACATTACTTAAGGAGAACAGACATGGAAGAAGAGGACAAAGAAGTAATCTCATACACAATAAATGGTATATCCTACGCTATCTGGAATGCAGATAAAGAAAAGTTTGGTACATCGTATATTGAACGTTTAAACTGTATTGAAGATGTATTCATTCCATACAATGAAGTAAACACAATCCTTTTTCAATTAGTGACAAATTTCCTCAAGGAGAATGGGTGTTATGAATTACAAAGTTACAGAGCAAGATTCACTGGATAATGATATCATCTCCAATTGATCTGGACAATAACAAGTACTATTTCACAACAAGAAGCTTTTGACAAGTTAAAATATGAAGAAATACAGAACAACCTACCACATTTACGATGATTTCGGAGAATTAATCAAAATAATGCTTGACAAACCTTCAGACAATAACTACAATTACATAAAAGTGAAGGAATTAATATTCGACACAGACTGGTTTGAAGAAGCTTTATTTTAATTGAGGAGAATGTATAATGGCTAAATTTAATGTTGGTGATAAAGTGAAGCGTATTGGTAATACACGGGATGATTTCATGGTGCGTGGACACGAATACATTGTTGTTGATCCTGCAGATGGTTGGATGTTGGGAGAGAACATGTTTGGTAAACAAAGTGACGATATGTATGATGAATATAACTTTGAACTTGTCCCTGAACAAAAATTTAAAGAAATGAAGTTTCGAGTAAATAGTGAAACAGAGAGCAGAATTATTCAACAAGAATTGTTTAAGCTTGGCTATTCTTGGGATGATGGACATAGCGTACAATATACAAATCAAAATTATTTATATACAGATTTAGAGGGATGTATAAAGTTTGGTGCGTCTGAAGACCGTTTTAGTAAATATGAAAGTCCTCAGTATGCATTTGAAGCTGTTACAACGTACAACCTTATTAAGCTAACACCTGACTTAGTAGAGTATAACGGAAAGAAATACTCTAAAAAAGAATTTGAACAAGCATTATCAAAATTAACTGAATATTAATACTATGAAAAACATTATATACTTGTTAATTTTATTATTGTCAGCTTGTGGAGGAGGAAATATTGATAATATTTCTCCCAATACAACATCTTCTCCTCTTCCTCCTAAGCAGTTGTCTGTGTCATGTTTAGGAGATAGTGAGACAGCAGGTATGATTGATACAGGAACTATCGACAGTAGCTACAGTTATTGTAATAAGCTTTCAATGCCCTATCCAGATGGTAATCCTTACAAAGTGAGTGTAGTACATAACTATGCCACACCGAGTAAGGATATTACACAAGTGTATAATGAACAGCTTCCTAGTTTGTTGGCAAACCCTACCAGTGTTGTTGTAATCATGGTAGGTGTGAATGACAGTTATCATCACGTTCCTATTGAGGTGTATAAACAAAAGTATACCTCAATACTATCATTAGTGAAGTCTAATGGCATAATCCCTGTGTGTCTTACTACATTCCCAACACACAGTGAGCTAGGAATTGATACAACAGAATATGACAACTACATATTGACATTATCCTCTCAAGGGTGTACAGTGTTGGATGTAAAGCCTTTGTATAGGATTAGTTGGGGAACATCCCTACACCCCACAGAACAAGGGTATAAAGATGTTTCAAAGGCTCTAATGAATGTACTGTATATGTTGTAGATATTTTAAATATTTTACAAATTGAGAATTTCAATTTTAATTTATCAGAATTTTAAGAATTTATAGGAGAGAAAATATGTTCAAAGCTGGTGATAAAGTAACTGTGAATTTGGTAACATTTATACAGTATCATTTTGCAATGAATATAGCGTTGTACTAAGAGAAGTAGATGGTGTTTATGATGCAAATAATTTCTCACTTGTTGATGACAACATTATTAACGACATTACTATCGCTGTCAATGCTGTATTTACTTGCAAAGATTACAAAGAATTTGTTCTATTACAACTGTGTTTATTTGAGATGGGGTGTAAGTGGTACGGTAGCGGTAAAGAGATTCTTAGTCATTGTGCACCATACCAAGTGTATGTCAACGTAGAAGAAAAACTTATGTATACAAATATGCTTGATATTGAAAAGAAAAACTATTTAAAACATGAGTTTGTGTATAATAAAATCAACTATAATATTGTTCAAGTAGCATATAAAGAAACTATCTACATCAATGGTGTTGAATATGATAAGCAAGAGTATTTAGCTGCAATTGCTAATTTGAAGCCAATTGCTAATTGACATAAATTAATTAAGGAGAGTAACATGATTATTGAACAGAACAAACACCTATCAGCATCACTCTTGAAACACAAGAGGAAGTGTGGTTGTTCTATGAAGTATTCAATAAAACTATATATATATGATGCTCCATGATTTCCAAATACAGAAGTAATATCGAACGAACAGGAGTTGTTAATTATGTTAATGAAATTGTTCAAAGTTTGAACAATTTTTGTAAATAAGATATTATTTTTGTCACTTTTAAAGTTTCATATTAAAATATGTGTTTCCAAGAATTTGAAAATGGATTTTAAAAAGGGCAAGGGGGACGAATTTCAAATTCTCAATTTGATCATTCAAAACCCTTGTAATGCCTCCAGATTTTGAAATTGGCTTTAGAATTGAAATGGAAATGAATTTTAAATTTGGGAAATAATGTCAAATTCGTAATTTATTAAGAATTTTTATTACTACATACGTAGTTAATAGAAAATTTCTATCGGTATGATCGAAAACAGCTAAACAGCGTTTTAAGCGATTTTTTTACAATGCTTTGATAATTCCTATTGCCCAGCGAATAAAACGGCTAAAAACAGCGTTTAAAGGCTTTCGCAAGCCTATTGCATCGCGCCTTATAGTTGCAAATATTACGGGCAGGGAATGATTACATTTTACTAATGCGCGAAGCATTGTAATTCTGGCAGCATGTTATTTTATTAATAACGGCTTATAAGCTTGCAAGAAAAGCAAACTGGAAAGATTGCTAAAATGCGCTCACTTGTGAGCATTCGATAGCTAGAACGACACGATAATATACAGAAAACCGAAGAAACCCACTAGATAGAAAATTAGAATAAATACTCTAATTATTTTATGCAAAATAGATTGACGTGTTTTTTACCAGGGTATACAGTGTCACATATCGCAGAAATCAAGCGATTTTTTAAACTTTTTTTAAGGTAAAAACATCATGAAAAATACAATTCAAGCAATTTATAATGCAAGCGGCAAAGAGTATCCGAGCGATGACGCGACACTCTATGCAATCGATTTTCTTTCGGAATTGATTGATGAGAATCATTCATTAGATGATCCCGAAGAATTCTCAGTAGTTGAGTGCTACGCTTGCGATTTTGGAGACTATTCAGAATTTCTTGACAAATATGAAGAGTATCAAGAAGCCTTGCAAGAATATCAAGAAGAAAACGAAAGTGTCTATTCTGAGTTATTTGATGCAATCGAAGAACTAGCAGATAAATTAGATTTTGAAGACGATTTTTACTTTGAGTATGACGGGAACGAATACCGAATTATCAAAGATAGCGAGATTTGGGATATTTTCGTGGAAGAGATTAAAAACCTTGTCGAAGACCACTATTCTGATGTTTTAAAGCTTGATGATATCCCTGGCTTTATTGAATTCTCGATTGACTGGGAACAAACAGCAAAAAATATTTATGTTGATGGATTCGGCCCTACATTTTCTAGTTATGACCACTCAGAATTGGAAATTAAAGATTTTTTTGTTTTTCGTACAAATTAAAGGAACAAAGTAAATGAAAAAAACTACACTTTACAAATACCATCACGGCTTTTACTGGTGACATCATAAAGGCGATATTATGCGCAATTTTCCAACGCTAACAACGGATCAAGCTTTTGCCGTGTTGTTTGTAGTTTTCTTTGTTATTGTTCCTATTTTGGGGTTTAACTCAGTTTAACGCAAATCAATTTAAAGGTAACATCAAGAAAACTATCTCAAAATTTTAATCCCTGGTGAAAACGGAAAAACGAATTATTTAAGTATTACATGACATAATCTTAATTTTGAAAGAACAAAATAAATGAACAATAAAACTACATTGCATCATTACAATCACGGCTTTTACTGGTATGCTGTTGATAAATTTAAAAATGCTTATTTTAAAAGTGTAAGCTATCGTAAAGTAATTGATTTTATCAACGGTCATGCAAACAAAGAACTACCTGCACCGATTGCACAATTGTCATAATTTCTTGAAAGTAAATAAAATGAAAATCATTACAACACAAACGGCTATTTATAGTTTTGAAGAGTTAAGCGAAGAGGCGAAAGCAAAAGCGATTGAAAATGAGTGCAAAAGTATTTCTGAATATTGGAATGCTGACACTTGCCTAGAATCTTGTTATGAATGGCTTAGTATGCTAAGCTTTTATAACGCAAAAATATATTATACTGGGTTTTGGTCACAAGGGGATGGCGCTTGTTTTGTCGCCGATTATGCATTCAAAAAAGACACTGTAGAAACAATTACAAAAGAATTTCCAGAATTGCATGATATTGCAAAACAATTACATGATTTGCAAATTAAAACGGAAAATTCTTTGACGGCTACAGTCTCGCATAGTGGTCGTTATTACCATGAAAATTCAATGTATTTTAACATTGATACGGGTATGCAAGATTACGACATCGAAGAAGAATTCAAAAATATTTGCAAAAAACTCGCGAAAATGATTTACAAGTATATTTACGAATGCTATGAATATGATACAAGCGAAGAGCAAGCAAAAGAAAATATTATAGCAAATGAATATGAATTTTTGATCAATGGTAAACTCTACCAAGGATAATCATGCAAACGAACAGTACAACAGAAAAGACACGCAAACAAGCTAAACAAGCTGAGACACCACAAAAACAGCGTGACAAGATGAAAAGTTGGAAAAGAGTTAACAAGCGACAGCAAACGGTATAAACTAGGGTTTTCTTTTTAGGGTAATAATATGAAATTTTGTGCTTTTGTTAAAATTGAGGGATACACTTAAGTTTTATTCTGATAGTGTATATATCAAGCTTATTTCAAACTATCCCAGAATGATTCCTGAGCAGCGGTTCACAATTTTGGGTTATAAAAAAGAATCAGATCGAGAAGCGATTGCTAGGATTATCGAAAACAAGCTTAGTGAGTTTAACATTAAAGAAATTATTTATTTATAAGGTGAAACCATGTCAAAATTTAATGCAGTAGTTTTGTTACTAAGCGATACAAGAGGTGTCTATATTCCACAGAATTTTACAGAATGCTGTGACATGGATGAATGGCACGTATCAGAAAAAGATGTCGAATATTTGAGCAATATTGATAATTCGTGGTACTGGGAAGCGTGGAATGATGTGTTGGAGCAAGCTTATTACATCGATGCAGAGGGAAACAAGTTTACACTGTACCAAGATGGCGATTTATGGGCAATTTGCTTTGAGCGTATGACTAAAGAAGAAAAAGAAAGCTTTGGTTTTGATTGTGACTGAAAACAACAGTATAAAATATTCTGTAAATCCCTTGTTTTTTCGCTTGTCAATGCTTTTTTAATGTCCTATAGTTTCGTATATAGCGCAATTGCATGAAGCAAGCGCAATTTATGACAGCCAAGAAAGCGAGTTATTTTTTCAAGGCGAAGACGCAAGAATTATTTTTGATACTGCAGACAATCTTTATAACACTTTTACTGGTGATAACTATTACGATTGTTTAGTATTATCGTTATATAATCACGTTGATTTATTCCAAGGATAATCAAAAATGTTTGAATCTGACATGGACTATCAAGCAATCGCAGACACACGGGGGAAATAATGTATTACTATGCACTTTTTAAAGCAAAAACGGGTAAAGGATGCTTTTTGGTTAGTTTGTCTGGCAACGCTAAACAGCGGAGAAAGACCCTCAGAGCGTTTAGTAAGAAACACCAAGGGTTTTTTGTTACGCTTCATAAAGTTAAAAGAGGTTTATACTGATTATTCAAATATAGTTTTAACTATTAAAGAACATCTAAC